TGCGGGTGGGGTCCGATGGGCGCCGATTGGGACCCCACCAGTATGGTGATTCGCACCGGTCGATCAAAGACATAGCGCAGCACTCCGCAGGGGTCCGGGGTTCGATGCTGCTTCACAGTTTCCTCGCCGCCCGCCCCATAGCATCTCTCGGTCCCCCGTCAGCGGTGACACCCCTCAGCGACTGCGGGCTGAAGCCGCAAGCCACCGCGAGCCGCGTCATCTTGTGAATGAGCGCCGAAAGTCAGGTTCGCAGGAGACTCGCCCGCCGAGGAAGGCGGATTCTCTCGGTTCCCGGCCGCGGTGAGCTCAGTCTCGCTCATCCTGCTCGGTTGTCTGCGAGGGATCGGGGGCCGGAGCCGGCGCCGCGGTGCAGCTCTCCTTCTTTCGGGCGGCCTCCTCCTGCTCGGCTTGCCATTCCATGGAGCCGCGGGCGTATACGGGTTTGCGGGGTTGTGGTTTGCGCTGCTCCTCGGCGGCTTGCCGTTGCCGGCGGATGAACTCGTAGAAGCCCCAGCTAGCCATTTGAGGATTGAGCATCTCCAAGGCTCCGCTGCAGGCGTCGACCTCGTCGTCATGGGAAAGATCGGGGAAGCCTTCGAGCACGCGGAACAGCTCCTCATTCCACGGGCCTCGCCGGATCTTCACATTGCCGGCGCGACACTGCGAACTGAACGGTCCGAACCTGGTGAGCTTGTTGCCACTTTCCGGGGCCGGCGTTGCGGTGAAGCCACTGAGCGCGCGCACCAGGTGAAACGCCTGGGTCTTGCCGGCCTGTCCCGGGTCCTTGCCGAAGCCGATGTGGACCCGGCTGCCGTCCTGCGTGGCGGTATTGAGCAGCAATCGTTCGACGTCGCCCGGGTTGGCCCGCCCACGCACCATATCCAGAAGCCAGTAACCTCCGTCCTTGTCGCGGCCGAGCTTGATGCCGACCGTCCAATCGGGGTCGTTGAACTCGTTCTTTTCGGTGGCGGCGAGATCCCAGTAGCGGACCACGTCGAGGTCGGCCGGAGCCTCGTCGACAACGGCACACCACTCCCGCTTGAAATAGAGCCCGGCGGCCGGTCGGATCTTCCAATTGCCGCCCAGCAGCCGCTCGCGCTCGAGCAGCGGTAGCGACAGCAGCCAAGTGAAATATTCCGGGTTGACCTGGAGCAGAATGGGGTTGTCGAACACCCTCGCCGGGATGAACGTGACGCTGATTGGCCGCGGCGGGTCGATGCCCGGCGGCAGATCCTCCGGCCGTGGCAGGTCCTGCATCAACTCTTCAGGCCGATCGGCCCACATGATCGTTTCCGCGACGCGGATATAATAGCGCAGCACCCCGGCTCGCTCGGCGATCGGAAGCCCGCTCTCCGGGTCAATCCACCACGCCAGGAAGTCGGCGACCCAGCTGTCGGCGTCCGGGTTGCAGGTCGCACGAATGTAAGGCTTGACGCCACAGGTCGAACGGTTGCGGCTGACCATGTAAAAAAACTGATGTCTCGAAAAATGCGTCAGCTCGTCGAAACAGATCAACGTAATCTGAGCCCCCTGCCAGTCGTAGACAGTGCTGTCAAACTGCAGGTGCGCAAACTTGATCTTGCCGCCGCGCGGCCAGCGCCATTCGCGCATTCCGAGGTGCGGGATCCCCCCGAGCCGGGGATAGAAGTTTTGGCTCTCATCCCACAATCCGCCGGGGTTGGTGATCTGCGGCGTGGTGCGCCGGAAGAATACTGCGGTAAAGTTCGCGACCCGGCAGACGTGGCGCAGCGGCTCCAGGATCAGGCCGACCGTTTTTCCGCCACCTGCGGCGCCGCCGTAGATGCAGATGTCGGCAGGGCTCCGCAGAAAATCGGTCTGCCGTCCGGGCTGCGCCGAGATCGTTGCGGTGGACGATGGCATGGCGTTGCGCGCCGAGCGCCCAGCTCGCCCCATGGTGTCGGTATACACCGGTCGCCTTTCGATTAAGTCCTGAGTTCCGCAGGCTGCGGCCGCGGCTTTCTGGCGAAGTAGTTCTCCTGTGCCTCTCGCAGCGCATGTGTCAGCTCGGGGTCTCGGCTGTTATCGGGCAGCATGAGGACCACCTGCGAGTTGGCCTCGGCATCGGTGCCCGGAACTGGCTCATCTGCCTTCCCCTCCCGCCAATTTGCCCGCGTCTTCAGCCAGAAGATCTGCGCTGTGGTATTGCCCGCCTTCGCGGCGGCGAACAAAGACCCGGAGATCGTCGCATTAGCCTCAGCGACGCCACGATCGAGTTCATCCCGCAAGCGCTTGCGCAGCGTCTTCGGGGCGCAGCCGACGATCCGGGCGATGTCGTCCTGACGGACACCGACCCCGGCCAGGTACCGGACCCTCTCGCGCACCGCATCATTCACGGCAAAGGCTTTTCTAGCCATGTGCCGCTCCTGATTGATCTCGGTCCGGGCTGTCGGCACGCTCATCGAACGATTGACCGGAGGCCTGATGGATCGCGGCGCGTCCAGTGAAGAGTTGCCAGCGCCGCACGATGACATCGACATAAGCGGGGTTGAGTTCGAGACCGTAGCAGATGCGGCCGCTCATTTCGGCCGCGATCAGGCTCGTGCCCGAGCCGAGAAATGGGTCATAGATCGCCTGGCCGGGGCGGCTGTTGTTGACGATCGGGCGGCGCATGCACTCGACTGGCTTCTGGGTGCCGTGCCCCCAGCTCTGCTCGCGCTGCTGGTTGCCAAACGGATTGTTGTTGGCGATTTCCCAGACTGTCGTTTGCGTTCGGTCGCCTCGCCAATGGCTGGGTTTACCCTCTCGCACCGCGTACCAGCAGGTTTCGTGCTTCCAGTGATAATCGCCGCGGCTCAAGGTGAAGTGCTGCTTGGCCCAGACGATCTGAGCGCGAAGCCGGAACCCGCAGGAGGTAAAGCCGGCGGCGACGATATCGCCGTGCAGAGCGCCGTGCCAGGCATAGGCGACATCCCCGGGGAAGAGCGCATACGCCTCGCGCCAGTCGGCGCGGTCGTCGTTGAGCACCTTGCCCCGCGCGAGATTGCCCGTGCTCTGGCCCCGGCCCGCTCGCCAGGATGGGTCGTAGCCGACGCCATAAGGCGGATCGGTGATCATCAGGTGGGGCTGCGATCCGTCCAGCACCTGTGCGACATCCGCCGCGCTGGTGCTGTCGCCGCAGCCAACCCGATTGTCTTCCAACCCCCATACGTCGCCGCGCCGACTGACCGGTTGATCGGGCACATCCGGGACGCTGTCCGGATCGGTCAGACCGCTCGATCCCGTACCGGCCATAATGCTTTTGAGCTGACCCGGCTCGAAGCCGGTCAGGCCGAGATCAAAACCGCCGAACTTCAGATCTCGAAGTTCGTTACTGAGCAGCTCAAAGTCCCAGCTCGCCCGTGCCGCGAGTTGATTGTCGGCCAGCCGATAGGCTCGCTTTTCTTCCTCGCTCCAGCCGCGCGCCACGATCACCGGGATATCTTTAAGCCCCAACCGTATCGCCGCACGAAGACGCAACGCGCCGGCGAGCACGTTACCCTGCTCGTCGACCAGAATCGGCAGTGTCCAACCCCATTTGAGGATGGCGGCGACAATCTTGTCGAGATCGGCCTCGCTATGAAGCCGCGGATTGTTCGCGTAGGGTATCAACCGCGCGATCGGCCAGCGCTCGACCCGGTCGGCCGGGCAAGGTCGTGTCGGCCCCACACCCGCGGGCCCCGATTGTGTTGAAGACATTTTTCACCTCCGTAACGGCCGATGCCTTCCGGCAGCGCCTCGTGCCCTCGTGCGGAGGATTTGCGTCCGTCGCGATCGGTGAAAAGTGTCACATGATTTTTCTGCCCGGAGGTTTCATTCGGAGGTTTCCCATTCGTCAATGCCTCTCGGACCGTGCTTGCCGCGTCCTCTCTTGCAAGAGGGGTCCAGCTCCGCCCATGCCCTCTTAAAAGCTTCAAGATAGGCGTTGGGGACCTCGGCCAGGCACCGCCGCTGTGCTTCGCGTTTTGTGAGCGGCGCCTCAGGAGTCATGATCTCCCCGAGATGGCGCCGGATCGCACCGTAAACCGCAGCTGTTTTTCTGTTTCGCGCTGGCCATACGCGAACCCCAATCGTGCGCAAAAATTGCGGCGATCGCCAAACCAACGTATCGCGCCGCGATCGCGACCATAATCCCACCGGCCCAACCGAATGCCCCGGGACGAGGCGGAAGATCAGGTCGTTCAGCTCAACCGGCGGCACCGGAATTTGCTCGTCGCTAATCCCGTCGCATTTGATCGCAGTCATCGGAACACGATGGTTGTGCACTTTCCGGTGCAGGTCATCCAGGGCTTGGTCCGGCGGCATCGGGATAGACCCGCCGATGTCCGACGATTTCCCGTGGCCCCGCGGCGCCGCCGCCTCGCGATCGGCGTCAGAATTCGTCGCCGTGAGGCCTAGAAGCGGGCGCAGGTCCAATCGCGCCTTGTCGAGGAACACTGCCCGCACCATTGCCTCTGTCTCGCTCAATCGCGCTATGTCGGTGAACATGGCCAGCGCCATGGCGTCCTCCTCGCTGAGGTCCGACATCGCGGCAACCCGTTCGTGGTCGCGGGTTCGAATCCACATCACCATTTCGCCAAGACCCCAGTACGTCTTTTGGTCCACGGCGCGGGTCATTCCAGCTTCTCCAATCCCTGATGACGACGAGGGTGATGCGCACTCAGCGCCACACTATATACTGTGGTTCAACCAAAAATACATCCATTAATGGTGGTGGCGACCTGCAGCAAAGGGTCTGAGCGGCTGTCGTGCCGCCGGCGTCAGAATGCTACAATCAAATATGGTATACCGGCCAGGACCCCACNATTAATNGTAGTGGACAAGACCCTCCCTATCGCGGTAAATTCGAGCATGCGCCCTGGATCGCTAAGTGACTGAATAAGATCAAGTTTTCGGCGGGATCGGGGATAGCGCGNTCGGGCCGGCTCTTTTTATAGACGGTAAATTGACCAGCGGGCAAACCCGTGGCGGCAGAAACGAGAAGCATTTCAGCGGCTTAAGACCAAAATCGCAAGAGAAGCTGCCGAGGGGAAAGAACAAAGTTCCGGTTGATACGAGCCCAAAATAGCGCCCTTACGCTTCTGGAATCATCCATAAACCCC